TTGTAGAAGACGAACTTGTAGCTGTTTGGGATAAAGATAAAGAAGAGATGATGCTTGACCCAAACCAAGAACGTGTTCTTTGGCAACTTAAAAATTGTACTCAGACGACTTGTTCACCCGAAGAACAGGTAGAATATTTTCACACTCAATCGCTACAAGAATATAAAAGACTAATAGATAATGGGGTTGCTCCAGAACAAGCACGTATGCTGTTACCACAGTCTACTATGACTGAGTGGTACTGGAGTGGTAGCTTAGATGCCTTTGCTGATATGTGTAACCTCCGCTGCAAGCCTGACACTCAAGCAGAGACTAGGGTAGTAGCAGATCAGATCAACCATAAGATGCTAGATTTATTTCCTGTATCGTGGTCTGCCTTGATTGATTATTAAACTTATGATAGACCCTAACTCTATACCAGAACTATTAGCAGAGAACAGAATGGATAACGTAAACAACCCAGCGCATTATGGCAAAGGTAGGATTGAATGTATTGATTACATAGAAGATTTCCTAACCCAAGAAGAATATATAGGATACCTAAGAGGTAACATAGCTAAGTATCTACATCGCTGGAGATATAAGAATAAACAAGAAGACCTATTGAAATCACAATGGTACTTAGATAGGTTAATAAAACTAACAGGAAAGGCAGATGTATGATACCAGTATCTATGTTAAGAGTATTACTTACCAAAGAAGGCTTAGAGTTTAAGATAGTTAAAGTTGTAGGTAATGTAGCACAAGTAAATATAATTGTAGCGGAGGGATCAGATGTTCACAGTTGAGTTTGAATCTGATGCATCTATCGTTAAAACTTTAGATCAAAAAGGTAAGCATGAAGATGTTGAGGTTATCTTTGGAGATGAGGGTATGGTATACATAAGACAGTATGATCCTGAGGAAGATGACCATCAATTAATTATCATGAGTGGTCAGCAGTGGGTAGACATTATGGCTGCGTATAAGAGTAGTGCAGGTTCGTACTACGTGGAGCTTAAACACGAGTGATGAGTAGCACTTAAAGATATATAATATATTGTTGTAGGAGACATAAATAATGATGGAATTAGCACTGATTAAAACGTTACTAGATCGTAACTTTTATGATCAACACAAGGGCATACGTTGCCCAGATAAAATATTTAGTAAGGATGTACGCAAGATTAAACAGGCACTTGATGGTGCTATGGAATCCTATGAGGGTGACCTAACTGTTGCGGATCTAGAGGCTGTGTTTAATAGAATGAATGCTAGTCTTACTACTGCTACTCGCGGAGCATATGAGGATTTGTTTAAGCGTATAGCAATCACTGAGCCTATCAAAGAAGAGATAGCACAAGACACACTATCACAGTTATTTCAACAGCATGTTGGTGATCGTGTAGCAAACCTAGGGTTTGATTTTGTTAATGGAACAGAGGATAGTTTAGAACCTCTGCGACGACTACTAGAGGAATACAAAAATGATTTTACTCCTAATCTACGTGTTGACTGGGACGACAATAGCCTTGACACAATACTTGATGCAACGCTTCTGGAATCCAAGTGGAGCTTTAACATATCTTCCTTGGCTCGTAGGGTGGAAGGCGTTAGTGGTGGTCACCTTGTGTTGGTTGGCGCTCGCCCCAATACTGGTAAAACTTCTTTCCATGCCAGCCTTATAGCAGGTGCTCAAGGCTTTGCACATCAGGGTGCTAAGTGTATTGTACTATGTAATGAGGAAGCATACACACGTGTTGCTGCACGTTATATAAGTGCATCATCTAACATGACAATGAAAGAAGTTAGAGAGAACAAAGCCCTGGCACAGAAACGTTATGAGCCTATTAGAAGTAACGTCTTGTTCAAGGATAGTACAGGTAAGGGCATGGCATGGGTTGAGTCTGTTGTTAAACAAGAGAAGCCTGACGTTGTAGTTCTTGACATGGGTGATAAGTTTGCTGATATAAGTAGTGAGAGAAGTGACATCACACTCAAGACTGCTGCTATCCATGCACGTAACATTGCTAAGCAGTATGATTGCTGTGTGATCTGGATGTCACAACTATCTGCTGAAGCAGAAGGTAAGGCTGACCTTAACCAAGCGATGATGGAAGGATCTAAGACAGGTAAGGCAGCTGAGGCTGACCTAATGGTCTTGATAGGTAAGACACAACAAACTGAGGGAGAGGACGAAGATCCAGTTCGTTATCTAAACTTAGCCAAGAATAAGTTGAATGGGTATCAGGGTAAGATCACCTGTGTATTGGATGGATCACGCTCTATCTTTTCAGCTTGAGGTAAGACATGAGAATAGTATTAGATGTTGAGAACAGCACAACAAAACGTAATGGCAAAGACCACATGGACCCGTTTGAGATTAACAATCATCTAGTCCAAGTTGGTATGGTTAATGCAGACAACCATGATGAACTACACATTGTAAACATAGATCATGATGAAGCAAAGGATACGTCAGGCGCTGGGCATAAGCTAGTGCAGGATATACTAGACTTAACAAAGCTTTTAATCATGCACAATGCACAACACGATATGATGTGGCTGTGGGAGTCAGGCTTCAAGTATGATGGCTTGATCTATGACACTATGTTAGCAGAGTATATACTTGATAGAGGGCAGCGCACTCCATTAAGCCTAGGTGCTTGTGCTGAACGCAGAAACCTAGAGGTACAGAAAGATGATACACTTAAAAGATATTTTAAAGAAGGATACACAACAAATGAAATACCGTTGGACGAGCTTAGCTTTTATCTTAGGTGTGACCTGCTCTCTACTAGCTGGTTGTTCCACAGTATCGAAGCTGACTATGCCAAGCCCGAATCCGATAGTCTCAAAGTCATTAGAGATACAACCTTTACCACCTGTAAAACCCTCACCCGAATGTATATGTCAGGGATCAGGGTGGATAGATCAGCCCTTGACGAAGTAAGACTAGAGTTTGAACAAGAGAAGGCAGAGATTGAAGACAGGATGCAGAAGAAGATACGTAAGCTTATGGGTGATACACCTATAAACCTTAACAGTCCTGAGCAAATGTCACAGGTTGTATTCTCGCTGCGTATGATTAACAAAAAGGAATGGGCAGATCTGTTTGAGTTCACATCTACAGTGGATGAATATAAGGATGCTGTTAGGGCAAACTCTACACCTGTATACAGAACAAAAGCATTTACATGCCCTACCTGTGAGGGACAAGGCAAGACGTTTAAAACAAAGAAGGATGGTACAAAGTATGCCAGACCTAACAAGTGTAAGGACTGTGACACGAGAGGCTTTCAACTGGCAGAAACAAAACAGATTGCAGGTCTAAGATTTACTGCACCTAACAAGAGTTGGATTAGTGCTAATGGTTTTAGTACAGGTAAGGATAACTTAGAGATACTAGCATCTACTGCCAGAAGTAATAAGATGACAGAGGCTGAGGCATTTCTTACAGATCAGAAACGTCTGTCTGCTATCAGTAGTTACCTGAGTTCTTTTGTTGAGGGTATATCAAACTACACTAAGCATGATGGGTTCTTACATGTAGGTTTAACACAACACATAACAGCTACTGGACGTTTCAGTGGACGTAACCCTAACATGCAGAACATGCCTCGTGGTGGTACGTTTCCTGTTAAGAAAGTCTTTGTTTCACGGTGGGAAAATGGCAAGATAATGGAGGCTGACTTTGCTCAGCTTGAGTTCCGTACTGCTGCATTCCTAGCACAGGATGAGACTGCTATGCAGGAGATCAACACAGGGTTTGATGTACACAGTTACACAGCACAGGTTATCACAGATGCAGGGCAGAAGACATCTCGCCAGGATGCCAAGGCTCACACATTTGCCCCTCTCTTTGGAGCTACTGGGTATGGTAGATCTAAGGCTGAAGCCGCCTATTATAAACACTTTGTAGATAAGTATAAGGGTATTGCTGCATGGCATAAGAAGTTAGGTGATGAGGCATTACGCTTTATGAAGATCACGAATGTATCAGGTAGGCAGTATGCTTTCCCTACTGTAAGACGCAGAGACAATGGTATGCCAAGTCACTTCACAATGATAAAGAACTATCCTGTACAAGGGTTTGCAACGGGTGATGTAGTACCTATTGTGTTGAATGAACTTCACGAATTGTTACAACCATTAAACTCTTGCGTAGTAAATTCAGTACA